TTTCTAACACTAAAACCAATTTCAGCAGTGATTACTCCATCTTTACTCTTAATGGATTCAGTCCAAGAATTTTCTGTTCTACCGGAACGTCTATGTTTTCGTATATAGGAAAGCATCTCATCAGCGGGCTTTTCAGCAGATTTTCGAATAGCAGTTGTGATAGCTTCTTCTACATTTTGCCCTGCTTCTTCTAACTTCTTGAGTATCTCAGAATCACCATAGAATTCTATCTTTCCTTTTGCCATTGTTAATTACTCCTATGCTTTTCCTTTTAACCTTTTTATTTTAAATTTCAAAAATTGATTTCTTCTATCTATATTTTCTGGAGTGTTCAGGATTTCCCACTCCGAGTTATCATCTAATAAACGTAAATTACAATCGCTTGTAATGTCCGGTCGATACCAGCATTCGATACTAATGGTATCCTCGACCACATATTTGTCATCGACAACTTTCTCTGTACCACCATAAGCTCTAGCTGAAACATATATTACATCCGATTCCTCGAATGTTTTCTGTGCAACTCCATTTACTTTCTTAACTACCGGTATAAGCAGTTTTGCTGGAACATTAAATATCGGAGCTATGTGAAACATCTTCTGCGTCTCCTTCTTCTGAATCTGCTACAAGTAAATCTGGAATCAATTCTAAATCAGTTTCAGGTTCGAAAGTCAATTGTATAACTCTTTGTTTGAAAATGTCGGAAAAAGATTCTTTAGTCCAAAGGTCTTGTACTCCTCTAGCAATACAACCTATAGACAATTTACTATCTACTACAGATTGCTCTACACCTGCACTAAGCATATATTGCTTTACATCTTCTGCCAAACCTAGCAGTAAACTATCGTGATACTCACCTGTAAGTGCTAATCTCTTCTTAACTTCATCTAAAAGATTCATTTCTTTTACACCTTATTTAAAAATAGGGGCATTTTAGCCCCTTCTAATTATTTTGCTGTAACTTTCTACTAGTTCTTTTCTTTGGTCGTGGTTTATCTTCATTTTTTAACTCGTAGAAATCATCTATCACAACAACCAAATCTAAAACATGTCCAAGCAATTCTTTAGCTCTTGCTTCGCTAAATTCAACCAATTCACCTGGCTTATACAATCTACCATTGTTCTTGTCTCTAAAACTTTGCAATATTTGTAGTTTTACCATTTTAATTCCTCTCTTCATTTAGGTGGCAGCTCGAAAGCTACCACCATTTCATTTGCTTACGCAGTTACTGATTTCTTCAATAAGAAGATATATTTAGGGTCAAGGATTTTACCGTCGTTGATAACAACTGCACGAGTTACCCATTCTAATTTCTCTTCATCGAAGTAGCGTTTTGTAGCAAATTCCATATTAGAGTTGATACCGTAAGCTTTCTGTGGAGCCCAGTACATTCCGAAGAATTCACCTTCAGCAGCTTCATCGAAGTTCTTAATTCCTAAACCTTCCTCTACGAAGATTACTTCTTTGCTGTTGAATGTAGCTGTTTCTACATTGTCAACTGGATTGAAAACTTCTTTTGCTAATGGACGGTTATTGTCGTCAGCTAATGCTTTCAAGTTTCCTTCGTAAGTATTTACTGTCATTGCAAATTCAAGTTTTTCACGTCTCATTGCTAATGGTACTTTTGCGAAAAGTTTCTTCTGAATTACTTTCCAATCTTTCATTTCTGCTTCATTGATTGTGATAATATTTTCAGCAGGAATTTTACTTACGTTTGTTAAAATACCTTCACACTGGTTAGCTGAATCATCACCGTTAAGGATTTCATCTTCCATTGCTTTCATGTAAGCTTCAACAATTACTTTTGCAATTTCTGCTTCGAATGCTGGAACTGAAAGAATTGATTCAACCAATGTCTGAGAGATACGAACTTCACCAAGTTTGTAAGTAAATGTTACTGAACCTGTAATTTCGCCAGCTTTCTGTCTTTCAGATGGAGCACCTGTTTCAGCAATACGTTTGAATGTAGCACCGAATGAACCAACTGGAATTTTAAGTCCACCTTTTACGTTGAATTTGCGTACTCTTGAATACAATTGTCCGTAAGATTTTTCTAAATCTTTGATTACTTCCTGAACGATTGTCTCTGGAAGCATAACACCTAAGTCAGCTGATGTCATTGGACCAGCAGCACGAGCTTCAACAATTGCTCCTGTCTGGTTGTTACGGAACTGAAGATTGTCAGCAATTGCACCTGTCTGTACATAATCTTTGAATGCAGAACGATATTCCATTGTTGAACGAGGACTTTCTGCACGTTTTTCTACGTTGTAAGATTTCATTACATCCATTTTCGAACGAGCTTCCTCACCTGCTGGAGCGTTTACAGCTTCTGGCTCATCTTCTTTCTTGTCAGCTTCAAGTTCAGCTTCTGCTTCTTTGATAGCAGCTTTTAATACTTCAAGAGCTTTACCTAAATCTCTAGCTTCAGCTGCGTCCTGTGTTTCGTTAAAACGTTTTTCTGTTTCAGCGAATTTTACTTTTAAATCAACTAAGTTTTGAATTTTCTTCATTTTTATTTCTCCTAATCTAATCTTGTAATCCTAAGCGGATTTTTATTTTTAACTTTTCTAATTCCAATGCTTTCTGATTAGCTTCTTTTTCGTTCTCCAACGATTTTCTTTGCTCTTCATTGTCCAATGCTTTTAACTCAGTCTCCACTAGAGCTAAAGAACGAGCATGAATTTCAGTTGCGTCGTAAGCAGGTGTATCAACAATCGATACATCGAAAAGTTTATCTATTTTTGTAATTCGTCTTCTAGGTAATTTTCCAGATTTGTCAATCTCATGTTCCTTTACCGTAAAAGCGAAAGACATTTTATCTAATAAACCAGATTTAACCATGTTGTAAGCGTCTCTATGGCTTTGTACATCTGCTTGCAACTCGGCATGAATAAATAATCCTTTTTCATCAATAGTTAGTGTTAAAGAATTATTTCTTGTTCTAGCTAAAATATAATTTTCGTTCGAATGATTATAGCGAAGCGGTACATCTTTTAATGCTGAGCTATCAATCGAACCTTTAGCTATTGTTTCGTAATATCCTTTTCCAGGTTCATCTACACCAATAAGTGTTTCAGCATCGAAGACAATAGCATATCCTTCCAATATTAATTTCGACTCTTCCTCTCTAAGCTCTACGCTAGAAAGTGCACTTCTATATTCCTTTTCCATATTTCAATCCTCTATATAGTTAATTAGTGTTCTTTTCTTTAGCTTTTACAGCATCCGCTTCAGCTTTTGCAGCATCCACTTGAGCTTTTGCTTGTACAGTAACCATATCTTTTACAGATTCAGCTGAACCGAAGTTCTTACTCATAATCATTGTTTTACCTAATGTCTCATCTTCGCAAGGTGGCATGCTAAGCATATGACGAAGTTCGTCAACTTCGATAGCACCTGTATTAGAAAGAAGAGTACCGACCCTTTCTTTATCCAAAATCGAAATTGTATCTAGTTTGTCATGATAGAACTCAATTCTATGACCTAAAATTGTTCTACCTTCACGAGTGAATAAAGTCTTACTAAAGGCTTGGTTTAAAGTAACGACTATTGGCTCTATAGCTGCTTGATAGAACGAAGCGTATTGCTCTGGAGTAAAATCACCAGAAAGAATTGGCACTGAAATTCTGTATGTACGAAGTAATTTTTCATCAGCAAACTTTAGAGTTGCTTCATCTACTAGTTTTACATCTTTGTTAAAAGGAATAAATTCACCTTTTAAGTCTAATGGCATGAATCCACTTTCGTTATTGTTTATTTTTTCAGCAAGTTTCTTTAACTCTTCTTCTGTTTTTCCATCATCCATCAAAGTATTGTACTTAACAACACCGTTGATAGCATAACTTGATTTAATAGATTTCTGTACACCATCCAATAACGATTCGTTTAAGTTTACGGATTTCTGAAGTGTTTTTACATCTGGCTTTCCTTCAATGTCTCCACCCATATATTCAGATGGTCCAAAATTGTAACGCACGTGAATAACATCCGAGTATCTTAATAGTGCTTCATAACCATTTGCAAATCTGAGGTGTACATGTAATTTGTTATTATTATCCTGAACGAAATCTACCGCTTCTGGATACAATGGATATAAAGCTACAAGATTACCATTTTCCCAAGTTGGTAAAATAAAGCTGTTGTTTGTAGTGAGCAAACTGTAAGCAACTTTTTCAAGAAAATCAGCTGTTGTCATTAGCTCATTTGGGTCATCTAGAGTCATCTGTATAGAATCGTATACCGATTTGTATCTATTTCCACTTTTAACGATGTGTCTCGGCTCTAGTTTCTTTATTTCCTGAACAACACAACGAATAGCTTGTAAAACAGTATCACTTTCAAACACTGAGTAATTACTATTAGGGTAGTACGATGCAGGATACCAAGTTTGAGACTTCGCTCTATTTTTTTGAGTAAACATTTTCTGTTTAAGAATGTCGAAAAGTTTCAAAATAATTTTCTCCTAATTTAATATTTAGTTAGTGCTATTCCTAATTAGTGGAAATAGAATTTCTGTATCTTCTATACATCTCGTAAGCCATTACTAACGTAACTGCTCCGTCGATTTTGCGGTTACCTTGACCTTTTATCTTCTCTAATATACCGAAACCTTGCTTATTTACAGTTAATGTTGCATTCGACAAACACCATTTATCGATTTCGTTTAACCCGATAATTAGTTTATCTTTTAAGTCAGCTTCTGTCATAGAAATCGGTTGACTTAAAACTTCTGCTCTTTGTAAAATCATTTCAGTTTCAAAACCATAATCTTCAGCTCTTGTTAAAAACTCTGTACTGAACTTAAAGTCATATCCAATCTTGTACGGTCGAATCTTGTACTTTTGATAAAGCTCAAAAAACCAATCTGCTACTACAGCTGTGTTGGTGTAATTACCATCTACAATTCGTAGCATTCCTTTTTCTGCCCATTCCTTATATTTAGCTCCAGCTGTTTTGTCATCTCGTTGCTGTAATTTGCTTTCAGGAATCCAGTACATACTATGAATATACTTTTTGTTGTTACCAGGTTTCATCATAAGGATTTTAGCAGAAGATAAGTCTGTAGTTTCAGCTAAATCGACTGCTCCTAAACAAATAGCACCTCTGAAATCTTCTAGGTCGAAAACTTCTTCGTAGTTGTAGTCTTCTAACTTTAACCAAGCAGTTGCTGTAGATTGCTTAAAGTTGAAGTCTTTACTAAAAACAAAACTTCGGTCTACTGCACTAGACCTTGCTTTGT